GTTTTTTCTAAGAGGTAATTCCACTCAGGATTATCTTTACAAAATCCAAAAGGTGTATTACCCCAACGTTGGGACATTAACTTCACTTCATATTTATCTGTCTCAATAATGGCTTTAATTAAATCTCTTGCTCTAGCACCATAGCCACTATAGGTGTCAAAAGGAGAACTTATTACAAATAACGGTTTCATTTAATATAACAATTTATGGTTTATAACTCTATCAGGGTAAGTATTTACATTTATTAATTCATATTTTTCTCTTGGTTCCCAAGTATCAAACAACTCAGTTAAAGCATCAATAACTCTATCTCCTTGATGTTTTGAGGTGAAGCCTGCTTCATCTCCTAAAGCCCATTCTCTACCTTTTAAACCTTTTGATTGTCTTTCTTCTTTAGTTAAAGAATAAACATTCATGATTTGTTTAGCTGCATCTTCTGGGTTACAAGTATCATCCCAAATATAAGGTGTTGGTGGTGATCCAACTAATGTTCTTGATGATGGGAATACCGGAAATGCCCATTCGCCATGTTTTTTATATTTACCAGTATGGTTTGAAGGTATATTAGCGTTTGGTGTAAACCAATTACCTTCCTCATCTTCAAATCTCATTTGATCCTGCATACCCCCAGTTACATTAGCAATTATTAAATTACCTGCTAAGATAGCTTCTGTAATACTTAATCCCCATCCTTCATTAGAAGTTAATAGTATTTGAGCATCAGTACTATTATAAAGCATATTCATTTGTTCAGCATTAAATTTAGCATCAGTAAATTCTACATTATAATGATCTTCATTTAATAATAATTCAATTACAGCCTCTAAATCAGTACCATGTTCTAATGTCCTTTCAGTATGTAAAAGTAAACAACATTTTTTAGCTTGCTCTTTAGGTAATTGATCTATAAAATACCTATATGCTAAAATAGTGTCTGGTATTTGTTTTCTTCTAATGTTTCTAGAATTAAATAATAAAGCAAAATCATATTCTTTACCTTTAAATAATTTATTTTTAAAATCCAACAATTGAGGATCTTTTTTATCTAAAGGTTTAAATATTTTATTATTTAATCCATGAGGAACATATTTAAGAATCCTATCTTTAGCTTTATCACCTAATACAAGTCTATTAATGTTTACAGTTTGTTTTGAAATACCCATTAACAAATCACATGCTTCATAATATGGTTTGTTATATAAAGGTGCTGGGTAATCATCCCAAATATTCAAATAAGCAATAGGTATTTTTCTCCTAACTTCATTTTCCATTTGGAATAACCAAACGTAATAACGAGGATCAGTAATCATCATTATTGCATCTGGTTTTTCAAATTCAATCAATTGTCTTAAAAATTCAGGATTACCATATCCACTAACTGGATACATTATAACTGATGAATCTTCTAAACCATTAGCATCATTAGTTGATTTTGATAAATCTAATCTTTTTCCTTCTTCATTATGTTTAACAGCTCCTCCTACACTTACCCAATTAAAATGATGGGCTGTATGGATTACAATTTCTCTTGCTACAGTAGCAATTCCTGAATGAACTCTTAAATCATCAGAGATAAAAACAATTTTCTTCCTTTTTTCAGGAGGAAGATACTCAAAACGTGATTCCATTTTTTAATCTTTAATTTCTAAATTATTGTGACTATGTACTTTTTTTCTAAAATCTTCATCTGTAAGATATAAATGAATAGTGCGGTCTGCAAGTTTTTGTAAAGAAAATTTGTACTTAACACATGCAATCTTGAAATTGTCAAATAACTCACTCTGTACTTTTACAGAGGTTAATGTCATATCTTTTTTATTTGCCATAGCTTTTATTTTATATACTCGTATTTTTTAAATTCTTTATATTTTTCTGGATTATTTATTCTGGTTTTAAGTAGACTAATATCTATTTTTTCAGCTTTACTTAAAGCGTACAAACTATCATATATAATATTCTTTTCTTTATCAAATACTCTAGTTTTAGTTTTTGGTTTTGTGTCTATAATATCTCCTTTTTCCCAATCTTCACTATAAGTAAACAATTCTCTATTAAATAAATTATGTCCTTCTAAAGCTAATTTACTAACCCAATATTGTTCAATATCATAAAAGTAATCTAAAACCTTCATTTTGATTCTTGGATTCCCAAAAGTATGTTTATGGGCACCTAATCTTTCTTTTGGGGTATTAGATTTACCAACATAAATTATGTTTTCATCTTCATCCATTAACGCATAAATATATGTTTTAATACCTTCTTCTTTATATTCAATACTCATGATATCTACTAATATATATATTATAAATATATGTGGATTCTTTAAAGTAATGCTTTATCACATAATTCTTTTTTATCTTTAAAAGGACAAAACATACAATTAAATTTTGATGGGTTTGGGTCATATTTTTTATCTTTTAACCTACCTGTTCCATCAAAAACTGTTTCTATAAAACTAGAAATTGATTTTGTTGCTTTGTTTATTTTTACTTTTCCACTAGCAGGAGAAAATTCTTGAACCCTAGAAATAGGATAAGGTGATTCTTCCCATACTTTCCTTTTAACAATAAAAAACTCAATATCAATATTATCCTCAGGTATATTAAATTGTTGACTAAAAAACTTTTTATAAAGAATAAGTTGCATTTGTTTTAACTCATCTTTTTTATTTAAGTCATTCCACCCTTTAGTTGATGTTTTGATATCTATTATTTTAAATTTATTAGTATTTTCATTATATAAAACAACATCTAAAAATCCCTTATATAATATTGTTTTATAATCTTGATGAGGATGTAATAATAAGGGTAATTCACATCCTACCAAGTACCATCCTCTTTTACTAAAATATGCTCCTCTTTTTTTCTTTATAAAATTTAGAATAGAAACACCATCTTCATAAAACTCCCTCATCTCAACTGGGTCAGAAAAGTGAACTTTTTTATTTGATTTATAATCTTTTAAATATGTTTCTCTAAATCTTTCTTCAAAGTACTCCTCTAAATTAATTCTATCAGCAGCGGCAGCACTTTCCTCATATATAATTGTTATATAATGTTGTAATGCCTCATGTAATGCTGTTCCAAAGGTCATATGGATAGATGATTCAGATGTGTAATAACCATCCTTATATTGTAATGACCATTTATGAGGACAATTCAAAAACATAGAAAACTGACTATAGGAGATTTGTTTTTCTCTACTGTAGTCTAATTTTCTAATATCATGTTTTTGAATTTCTTTTATGATAGATGGTATTTTTTTCTTTTTACCCACCTAATGTTTTTTTCAATTTTTCAAGATAAAGAATACCATCCATTAGTTCTTCTTGAGCATTTGTAACCCATTCTATAACTGTAAAATCATCTCTATCTAGAGTATTATTATATTTGTTAAATCCCATTTTAGCTCGATCATGAAACTTATCCATAACTGATTGAACAATGGAATCAGGTTTAAATGTTTTGTTTTCATATTGGGTTTTAGATTTTTCTAATGCCTCATAAAAACTATCAGGATAAACATCTTTATTACCTGTGTGGGTAACATTATAAACATCTTTAATTTTAGTCATAACTTATCTTGGAAAATATTGATTAATAATATCTAATTGGTCTTGGTATTTAGCTACCTCTTCTAACTCTGTTTCAATAGCATCAATAATATCAGGATGTTCACCAACTCCAACAGGGTTAGATAAATAAACTTCAATATTTGCTAAATGTTTGTCAATATGACCCTGAGCATGAGATCTAACTGCTTCTAATATTTTACCTCTCATTTTATTTCTTTTAAAAACTTTTTAATTTCTTTTTGTTCTAAACCTGATTTTTCAAGAATATGTTCTATACCTTCTTTTTTAAGAAGATAAATATAATCTTCTGCTTCTCCAAGAGAAATAACATAATAATTTGCTATATATTTTAGCAAATCAACACTTGGTCTTTTTTTAGTACATTTAATGTACTTGAGGAACACATTCTTTTTTGGTAACATATTACAATAAAATTTATAAGTCTTTTCTTTATCAGGGTATGGTATAGATTGACCAAGGTTAGCAACTTCTACATACGGTTCATACATACTTACAAACCGATGAATCATGTAAGAATTAAATGAATTCTGTTGATCTTCTGTAAAAGATTTCCAAGACTTTTTATCTGATGTAATCTGTTTTAACCAATCGAATATTGTCACCCGCCGTATTCCTCTCTTAATTCTTTAGGTAATGTTTCTGTTAAAATTTCTCCTGTTTCATTATCATAAAATACTGGAATTGGGACTAAGGCATCCTCATCAGCACCTACAATAAATTTAGATACTTTTCTAATAATAACTCCTTGACTCCAAATTTTACCTCCATTAGGTGTTTCAACAGAAGTAGTTTTTGACATGTCAATGTTAATGTTCATTTGTTGTTGATTTTTCATATTATTTTTTTAGTTGAAATTAATGATAATATTTTAGAAATCAAAGCCATAATATTAATTTCTTTGTCAATTCTAAAATTAGCATGATATTGATATTCTTCTATAAAGATAATAACAGCACCAGCATCCATTGAAGCATACTTATCTACACTGTCATATAAAAACCTATATAACTCTTCAAAATCATTCACACCAGAATTAGCAATAATTTGTCTAATGTTGTTAAATGATTTACTAGATGGTTTACATAATTCTTTAAGTATTTGGACTTTATAATTACTTGAAACCAATATATCTTTATCTAAAACAATTTTACCATCATTAACACTCATTTGTAGTGTGTTAAGCATTTTACGAATATCAGGATAATATTGATTAACAACCAATTTAAGGTCACTGATATCCATTTCAACATTTTCTTGTTGAAGGATAGAATTAATATGAATTGCTACCTCTTGCTTTGATGGTGGAACTATTTTTAAAACTTGGCAACGTGATTGAAGCGGATCAATAATACGTTCAATGTAGTTACAAGTTAA